AACCTGCAAATCAACCGACAAGCCGGTAGATGCTGGCTGGTTAGCTGAGATAGAGACAACCCTGTAAACGCTACCGTCAATCGATACGGTATCTCCGACATTGTAGTCGGCAAACTCAGCCAGAAGCCGTCTGTCGCCAGCCTCAACAGTCAGTGTTCCGATGTCGGCATTACTGTAATCAAATATGCAGGCGTACTTCGTAAACGTGCTAACGGTCTCGTCTGCCTTTCCGGTAGCTGGGTTATAGCTGCCTTTGGTGGAGCGAGTGAAGGTTAGTTGCCTGCCAAACCTCTGCAACAATGCAGATGCGGATGACTGAAGCCCTGCATAATTAAAGCTCATGCTCTACCAACTTCGTTCTGGCTGCGGATTAGCTTACGTAGTGCGTTGCTCATAGCTGGCGTTTGCCGCTTCATTCCTGAGCCGCTCTTGTACGTAACGGATATGTCTCCAATCTTCTCCGAAACCGTCTCACGATCAGACGGAGTTAGCTTGCTGTCGCCGTCAATATGCAGCTTGATAGCCTCGTAAACGGCCACCTTCAGCTCTGCTGGTATCTGGTCTGATTCGATAGAGTAGCCATCGATAAACACGTAATCGCGAGGCCACTGCAAGGGCTGGGTCTCTTCGTGCTTATCTCCAACAAAGACCAAGGATTCAATGTAATCCATAGCCCTCAAAATAGTCTGCTCAATCTGGGGGTAAGACGGGTAAGTGAAACCGCGAGCGTCCGCCCACGTTACAAAATCATCGGCGCTCACATAGGAGTTAGCGTTCGCTACGATCGTGCCATCTTCAATAATTAGTGCCATAACAACCCCAAGAGAGAAACGGGGGCCGAAGCCCCCTCATAGATTAGCCAAGAAGGTTGGCTGCAAACTCAGGCTTCCACGCCTTAACGCCCCAAGCTGCCGCGACCTCGATCATGGTCTTACGGTAGCCCTTATAGACGCGCACTTCGTAGACAATACCCGAAACTGGGTCTTGTACAGTCAAAGCGTCATCGGCAGAGTCACCGGCTGCTGGTACGGCAGGAGCGCGAACTGCAAGCTCCAATGCGCGGCGGTGGAATGCTACGTTGTAAGTAGTTCCAGCGTCCGCGTAGCAGTTAGCTGACTCGCGAATCATCATGCCGTGAAGGTCAAGCAATACACCCTGACGAAGCAAGTCTGCGCTTCCGGCTGTATTAACCTGAGTCAAAGACGACAACTGGCGCAATTTAGCGCCCGCAGATGAGTCCATAACCAAAGATACTTGACCGTCATTAGTTGGCATACCGTTATCAACGAGCAACTTACGAAGGTCAGCGATAACATTGAAGTCGCTAGCGAATGGCGTTGTGCCGCCAGTGCCAAGGTCTCCGGCAGATGCCGCAGTTGCAATCTCAGTCGCAAGATCGGATTCGATCTCGTTTGTGAGAGTACGCATTGCTTGAACAACCTGATCGCCGTAAACAGTCTCGAAGCCGATACCGTTGTTAAGGCTTCGTACGTTCTCGCCTGTGTATGGAATCTGAATGGCGCGAGCCTTGCTGATAGTCAACGTCTTGTTGTCTACAGTCTGATCTGTACCTTCGGGGATAGTCATCGCCTCAGATACGTCAACAGCGGTCGCAGCGCGAGTGAATGAGGCGCGAACCACATCACCTTTTGCTACTCGCTCAGAGCCGTTTGCGTTAATGGTAGCAGCGGGAATGAAGCCAACAAGCTCACGGCCCACTACATCAGCAGCTTTATAGATGTCTGCTGCTAGATCGGTTAATACGTTAGCCATGATTGGCCTCCTTAATCATCAAATATAGTGCCGCCTGATTGGAAGAACTGGGCACGTTGGCCTTGGCTCATCCCTTCAAACTCAGCACGACTAATTTCCTTCCCTCGATCTTCGGCCCTGCCTTCTGATCTAGCGGCCCCGCCGCCGTTCGCTTGGCTACCATCCACTAAGAATGGGTAGTTTGTACGAATTGAGTTAGTCAGGTCTTCCATTGATGACACGGTTAGCTGACCACCTTCGTCAGTAATCCGTAATTCGTTGTCCACAATGGTTAGCCGCTGGCTAATCTCTTTCTGAAGAAGTGCCGCCCTCTGGGTGTCCTTCGTCAGTTGTGCTGCCATTTTAGCAGCTTCCGCGGAAATTTTCTGCTTTGTCATGCCAGCATTCATTTCCTCGATGGTTTTTCGTAGAGCGTCTGTCTCGCTCTTCTGTGACTCAAACAACTGCTTATAGTCGTTATCTGCCTGCGCTTTCTCTTCGGCCTGTAGCTTTGCTCGCTGTAGTGCCTCCTCGCGCTCTTGCTGTATCCGCTTCTTCTCGGATAGCAGCTCGTCATTCTTGCGCTTCAATGCCGCAACCTTCTCTTCGGCTCTTTGCTCCGCCAGTTGCTCTAGCATTGCCTGCTGCTCTTCGTTTAACTCAATTGCTTCGTTTTCCATGCGTCACCTCTGGTTTGCAAGTTTGCGGCTCTGCCGCGTTATGCCTCTCGGCTCATAGATACTGAATAAGTTTGGGCGGGCAAATAGCAACAAGAGCCTCTACTAAATCGCCAAACTTAAAATCCTCTATGTATCGCTCAAGAGAGTAAAGCCTATCGATCTGATCTTTAGACTCTATCTTTGAGCTTAATATCTCTCTAGCAATGCTTAACGCTTTATCCTCTGTCATATCCCAAGCCCACTCCTTCGATTTGATTTTATTGCCTTATCAACTAGCCAATCAAAGTACTCTGCCATTTGAGGGCTTGCTTTTTGTAGTCCAGCCCGATCAACAACCCAAGCAACAAAGTGCTCCGCGTGTGACTCCGCGCTATTGTAGCCGCCATACTCAGTAACCAGCTCACTCTTTAGGCTTCTAGGGAAGTCTGGCGCACCAGCATAAAAATGTATCTGGTGACCTATCTCGTGTAGCTGAGTTGTAGCCATCGCTCCAGACGGGTCTTGGTAGTCATTTCTAACACCATGAGAGAAAGACCACGGCCTTTCGTCTCTCGACCTACCTTTAGCCTTATCCAGAAACTCAGAGACCAAGGATTTTATGTTCTTGCCTGACTGCTTTGGGTCTTTGAAGTCTGCGCCTTTCTGCTGCTTTACCACTACGTGATTAAACGAGCTACTGGTAAATCCATTGCATCGCTTGCCGTTCCTTATTGTGAAGAACTGAACCATAAGAGATGGGTTTAGCCTACCAAACGAAACAGCCTGATCGTATGTTGCATCAGGATTTGGGCCGCTCTTTAAGTAATCAAACACTTCCTGAGACATGCTTCTAGCCGTCTTGCCTCTAGCCATCTGATTGCTATTCAGGAAGAGCGTCTTTATGTCCTTATCCCGCATAAATTGCTGCAACTTAGCCATTTCTGGCGTTCCAATCTCATCATAAACTTGGTTTATTTTTTCCTTAGTTACGTTTTTACCAGTAGTAAAGATGCTTGGCAATACCTCGTCTGTCGCCAGCGGCACTGCTTGCTGCGTCAATACCGGCTCAGTGATGGGGATAGTTCCAGACACTCCATTAAAGCCCTCGTCCAGCCCTCTAAGCTGATCTATCGTTAATGGCCTGCCGTTGTTATCGACAAACTTATCCAGCGTCATACCGCCCCTAAATAGGTCTGCTCGCGACTTGCCTAGCACCTCATTCTGGAACGACTCTGGCTGGGTTCTAAGCCATGAGCTGTAGTTGGTCTCGCTATCGACCTGCTTAACGCCTTTGCTGCCCTTAGCTGGCCGAGTGCTCTTTATGTCCGCCCCTAGATCAAATCTGGGGTCAACCTTGGGCACTATGGTGCTTCGGCAGTTGAAGTGAGCGGGCGGCTTGGGGTCTTTGTCGTAGTCCTTGTAGATCACGCCATCCCTAGACATACAGATCAGAGAGGTTCTGCTGTCGAGCGTAGATACCCACTCATAGCCTAGCAGCACATCATCATTCTCTTTTAGCGTCTGCTTCCTAGCCTGAACCGATGCGTGATTAGTTACCGTCCTAGCGATGGTAGAGGCTTTGCGCTGCTGAACTGGGATTAGCTCCCTAATCCTTCTGGCGATCTGATCGGTTGTCTCTCCGAGCATAAAGCCCGACCGAATGCGGCCCGTAACCATATTGGCATGAGCTGGCCCGAACTCGCCAAGCATAGAGCCAATAGTGTAGCCCTTGGTCGGCTCAACGCTCATGATGTCGCCGAATATGGCCTGCTGTAGCTGAACTGGGGCTGGTACTGACAGGTCAACACCGATCTCTTTGCTGATTAGCTTGGCGTTAAACTCGGCCTCGTAATTGCCGAACTTCTCTATCTCATCGCTAAAGATTTTGGCGTATACGCTATCTGTCTCTCTTAGGTAGAGGTACATATCCTTTAGTTGAGCCTCAGCCCTTTGGCTGCCGTAATCAGTCATAGAGCCACTCTCTAGCCTACGAATGATGTCTAGCATCTGCTCAGATATGAAGTCAGCCGCGTCCTTCTCCCTGCCTTTAGCGTATCTAAGCACGAAGATTTGATGCCGTGTCACAGCACCATTTATATTGTCTTGGGTAGACATTACTTCTTTTTAGCGGCCTTCTTCTTGGCTGCTTCAGCCTTCTTCTTGCCTTCCTTAGTGTATGGGTATTTCTTACCTTTAACTGTAGGCATCACCATTTCTCCTTATTGGCCCAATATGCAGCCGACATCTTGCCTTTGGCTATGTTCTTGGCATGTCTAGCCTTGAAGCTCTGCCGTCTAGCAGCGTCAGCCTTGCTCTCGCCCTTCTTTGCTGGGGAGCCTTTGACACCCTGCTGACCAAACCTAATCAACTTGGTCTTGTCGCCATCCTTAGCCAGTACAACGTGGCTCTTTGTGGGATGGCTTGGCGTTCTCTTTGGCTTGTTGTAGCCGCTGAGGTTGTACCTGTCGAGTCTGCTGTCTTTACTCATAGCGGGCTTAGGTCTCCCATTTCCTCACGCACATCATCAAGGCTTCTATCTCCAGCAATAAGTCCCGCCGCCTTTATGCGCTCAAAGATGTCCTGATCGCTAATAATTTGGCGATCCATCAGCGTCACCATTGACATAATCATTTGCGGGTCTACCGTCTTGTCGTAGAACTCGCGATTGATCTCGAACTTGATCTCGTCACTTGTGCCCATGAACTCGGCGCACCACTTCACGCACTGAGATATGGCTGCTGTTAAGTTGCCGACAATATCGCCCAGCACTGAGTTTTCCGAGGCGAACCGTATACGCGCACCCTCTGCTGTCTCATTAGCACTTCGATCTGTGATGATGCGAGCGCCGATGGCAACCATCTGCGACTCTTTGGCCTGCATAGCCTGAAGCACCAGATTGTTAGCGTTAGGCTGTAGCAGCGTGGCATTGCCTGTCTCGCCCAATACGTGACCAGCCCTAGACCCTAGCTTTATGCCGTCTGGGTTGTACTCGAACCACTCTTCCATGTTGAGCGAGTGCGTAATAAATAGAGTTGGCTGGCCGGTGATAAAGCACGACTCCTCATAATCTGCCGAGTTTCGATAATGTGCAATATTTACATCAGCGATGTCGGAGAGAGGAGCGTCATCGATGGTGCTGTCGTTGTTCTTTGAGCCAACAAATATGGCTGGAATCAAGTCCCAGTTAGAGCCGTCAGATCGCTTTGGGTATATCTCGTCTGAGTATGGCTTGTCCTCTCGGTATAGCTGCTGCGTATAGCCGTCCTCTCTTAACCGAAGTACTCGATACTGCAC